CGCCCCTTATGTGAGGCAGCTCTAAGCCACAGTCTTATAAAGTAATCGATAATATCTAAGGAGGTTTCTAGGAAGGTAATATTAAGCGAATAGCTACCTCCATAGCCTCCTCTTTGACCTCCTATATAACCTGGCAAAAAACCACCGGTATTGTTCATTTCGGAATTGCTAACATTAAAAGCATCATTTGGAAATGCTACAGCAGTAGCATACATATAACCATAGTTATCAGTACCATCTGACTGGCTATTATAAATTTCAGGTTTAACAACCCACTTATTATCACCCTCGTACCTTCTTAAAATAGTTGAGACATTATTACCAATATCTATCAAGCTGGTTGCAGCGGCGGTAGTAGCCGCGGCAGGGCCTCGAGTGAGAAAAGATATAGTCCATAAGAATTTAAGGGGTATATCATTTTCCCACTCGCTCTGTATCTTGAGGCGTAATGGTACAGGTCCTATCACAGCTTATTATTGACCGAGTGGTGGATTAATGTAGAAGTGATATGCAAATGTTGCTGTTACTTCCATTGTTTGACCTGTACCTGCTGCGATTGCATAGGAGATGCCATTAACAGCTCTTAAAGATGTACCAATAAGCTTATAGTTGCTAATAGGGTTGAGATCTTTATCTAACTGAGCTAATGTAATATAGTACGTCTCATCCGGTGTTCCATATCCACCTGTTGATGTAAGATCATCAAATAGCCCACGTGACGCAGCTTCAAAATATCTGCGAAGATCGCTTTGAGAGTCGAGATAGAATGTAATTGAATATCCTTCTGAACCAGGGTATGTAACGCTACCAGGAACATTGAGATTTAATCCCATGTAAGGTACAGCAACATTACCAATAGTTCTTCCTGGTAATTCAGCAGTCTTAGCATAGATTAACTGACTTTCTGTCATTGGTGGTACACCTGCGATGTTTAATTCAGTTACTCTAAATAAGAAGTCTCTTGAAAAGTCTCTATCAGCTGCTGTTCTGTAGAAATTTTGTATGTTTTGATTTACTGGAGGCATGTATATATTTATGTTATAAAGATAAAAAAAGCGGTAAGGCTCAGAGAACCTTACCGCTTTGTATTTATATATTAGCCGCCAGCTAACTCTTGGAAGTTAGTGTCGGTACGTGTCGCATAAAAATTTATTAAGATAAACTCAGCACTCTTAACAGGCTTTAAGTAAATGTCAACAACTAACTCGTTGTTATCAATTACTTCTGCTGTATTGTTACGACCATCGCATACAATTAAGTAGTCATAGAGACCATCAGCACTCTTAACTCTTTCGAAGAAAGGTGTTAATGTATTAATAACTCTTGTTCTTGTAAACAGAGTGTTATTCTCAAATAAGAAGAACTTCATTACTGACTTAGTAGCTTTCTCTAAGTATAAGAAGCTTCTACGAACATTAATTCTATCGAAAGCACTTGGCTTTTTTAGAAGTGTCTTTTGACCGAAGATAACTAAACCTTGATCCGGGAATCGTGTGATAGGGTTAAGATTAACCTTATAGAGTTCGTCACGCTGTCTTTGGTTAGGAGCTAATGCAAGATCAAGCGCATCATTAATAATACCACGATTAAACCCAGCTGGTGCAACCCATGGACCTTGATCAGAGTCTGTAGAAGCCATTTTAGCAGCTACAAAGCCAGAAGGTGGAACGTAAATGTACATGCCGCTATAGTTATCATACACTAACATATAGTTAGCGAATGTTGTAGCATAAGATGTGTTAGCATTCTCGAATTGATGTCTTAGAGCCCAGTAGATGTCTTTAGAGAAAAACTTACCAGGTGTATTAATAACTTTTGTATCTTTACCCGTTACAAGAATCTGTCTGATTGGATCAGCTACAAACAATACATCACCACGGCCACCATCTTTAATAGGTCCGCAGAATACATTGAACAAGTTAGATATACTATTATAATAGTTACGAGCAGAAGTATCTGTAAGATCTGCTGTTGTTCTTAAGGCTTCAATAGCAGTTGATGTTTTTGTATCATCAAAATATGCTGCGCTTGTTGAGCAAAGTGTTGTCCAAATTGTACCTAAACCAGCTTCTGCAATAACATCGATATTATAGATTTCATCATTTTTGATTCTATCTAGAGCACGAGTTAACTTAGTTGGAATATCTCCTACAGCTTTGTCGTTAATTTTAACCTCACCATAAGCACCAAGTGGGAATAGAGCATCTGCATAATCAATCGCCGCAGCAGCCTCCTCAAATTGAGCTAATGTGCAACCCGCACGAGCAGCAGCACTTAGTGTAGTACTTGCTAATGTTGCGGAAAGTTGACCAGAGATAAGTCTAATCTTCTTTGTTGGGTTACCATTCGCATCAAGCTTTATACCATTGAAGTAATCAGAAATATATGGGTTGACTAAGATGTCAATGTTTCTTGAGTTATTCTCAACATTCTCTAAGAAGAAGTTAAGTGGTTGACCGCCATTCTCACTATTAATTTGTCTGAAGTAACCAATAGAACCATTGTAACCTTCCTCAAGAACATAGCTTAATGTAGTTGCGTCATTTGCAAAAACAGATTGTCTTAATTTGAATATACCGACATTTAATGTATCGTCAAAAGAGATTGTAGAAGTATCATAACCAACAATCTTAGATTCCATTACTTGAGAGATGGAATTTGCAGCAGGGTTACTACCATCACCAGATGTTGCTGAAAGAGCAAAATCAAATCGTGTTGTAGGTATACTAATATAAGAAGTTATACCTGTTGCACCAGCAGATTGCGATACAGTATATGCTGTTCTAATAGCATCAAAGTTAGTTGCTGGGTTAGTATTTGTATTGTCAGCTAAGCCAACATAATAACCTTGATACTTACCGTCAATTACAGTTTGACCTTTATTAATGACAATAACACCTGCACTTGAAAGAGCGGTAATTGAACTAAAGCCTGTGCTAGGGGTTTTACTCCAACTTGTAAACAGTGTACCGTTTACAAGTTGGGTGTATTGTGTTTGATTAATATTAAACTGTGTTGGTTTACCAAGTAGATATGTACCAGATACTGTATCTAGTGTAGCAGAACCTACTGCTGTTACTGGATATGCAAGGACGGATATAGATGACCCAAATCCCTCTCCAGAGCTTGGACCGTAAGGTAATCTATTAACTAAAACTGTTGCTGTAGAGTTTAGGGTTGCTTTGACTGTATGATAGAAATATCTTTCTGCTGGAGTCTTTGGATTACCATAAATTTGTTCAAACTCATTTAAACTTGAAACTCCTAAAACTTCATCTGTTGGACCTTGATCTGTATAGCCTGTTATATATACTGTTGTGCCTGCTGGTGTTGGTACACGTAGAGATAAATCTACTTCCCCAATCTCCACACCAGGTGAATTTATTGTTCTTCTCGCCATATAATTATTTATACAAATATTGTATAAATTTTAATCTAAAAGCGTGGTATGTAATTGAGAGTATACAAATGTGAATGAAGATTCTATTTCTCCATTTTCTCTATAATTATAATTTATACCACCTAATTCTGTTGGAAAGGCTTTAGTATAGTTAAACTTAATTCGTTCATTGTTGTATTCATCTAAACCATATATAGTTAGATCTGTTTGATAATCCTTAAATCCATCATCTTCTATAATTTCATTAAAGTCATATGTACCAGTATATTCATTATGCAGCAGATCAAGCCACTTATAGATGACCCAGTAATTATTATACATATTATCAATAGCAAAATTAACAGTTACAGGTGGGTATGGATTCTTACTATGTGATGAGTTATATAGGGTGCTACCAGAGTATCTAATTTCTAAAGCAGGCACTGTAATAGCAGGCACAACAGTCCCATAAATAGAGAACTGCAAGGAGTCTTGAATTACAGTAGCATTACTCCTTGTTGCGCTCTTATTGATCTTCTTAAGTGAGTTCGGCAGCTGAAAAACAAGCTTGAACTTGTCAACATGTGACTTATTGAGAACTGACTGTGGATATTGATTAGCTGCCATATATTTTCCAACCTTCTTGTGATAGAGTCTCCATTTCAGAATATTGTTCTGTTTGTCCCATACCAAAGACAATAGGAGTCATGTATGGATTATTTAAGCCTACCACCTCGAAATCATTATAGATTGATGTAGCATTTTCGAATGTTGCGACACCAAAATCCATAGGCTCAATACTCACCGGTTTACCATGATCATCTAATTCCAAAACATCAAAGTATCTTTCTGTAATCTCCTTCTCTAAAACAAACAAGGCATACATAAAGGACATAACTCTATCATCATGGTATCCACCTTTAGCTTTCCAGGTGCCATTAGGATATCTAACAAAGTCTCTCATTTCCTTCAGTGTGTTGAGATCTTGTATAGTTACAGAGCGAACTTCATTAATAAAATATCTCATATTCATAACACCTTTGTATTTGGTGTTTGTATGAGCTATCATACCCATTTGAGGTCTACCCCTTAAAGCAGCTTTTGCACCATAAGATACAACCTTTTCATACCCTATATCAAAGGCAAGTCTATCCACAACTTGTGCACCGCAGTTATTTCTTTCAATAAGTGCAAGTGGTGATCCCCAGTTTAGAAGTATTGTATGTAGCTTATTAGCAAACTCTAATGGGGGTATTTGTCTATTATGATATACAGCAACTTGTCTTATATCTCTTATATCTGTTATATCTAAAATTTGAATTACAGATGCATCAATACCTACACCTTCAGAGATGTCTACACCAGCTACATACACTCTTGTTGGATCAGGCTCATTCCAAATTTTATAGTTACCCTCTTCAAGTATAATCTTAGCCTCTATACACTTTTGAGACATCTCAGCAAATAGTTCTTCATCAATGGATGACTCACCAGAGTTAAGAAACTCGCAGCAGAATTCTTGCAACCATGCTTCTGTAGAGCCAAGAGCTTGCTTTGTAATAGCAGCCCATTTTTCATCTCTACCTGGAACCTCATTCCACATAATCTTATCATAAGCCCAGCCATTCTCATTCTTTTCAGCGCCATCATATATCTTATGGAATAGGTTACCAGTTCCATTTGAAGTAGAACATATGAATACTTTAGATTTTTTGGATGATGTAATAATAGGGAAAACTGATTTCCAGAACTCTTCAACAAGGTGCGACTCGATGAAGGCGCACTCGTCAATTACAAGGCAGTTGACAGATTGACCCCGCGCTGCTGTTCCTGTTGTTGTTGTGATACCAATTCGACTACCATTATCGAGTGTCATGGATGTCTTACCATATTCCTTAACACCAGGCTTCAACCATATAGGTAATTCCTCAAAGGCCATTCTAACTCTCTGGAAAATTTCAATAGCAGTAGCTTCTTTGTTGGCAACAAGTAGAACTCTTTGATCATCCATGAAACATGCTTGCCATAGAATATAGATAGTCATCATTGTTGACTTACCAATTTGTCTTGATGCAAGCAAGATAAAGAATCTATTGTCTCTCATCTTACGAATTACACGCTTTTGACATGGGTGAAGC